GGATTGGATGGAGCTGATATGGACTTCAATGGAGATGTATTAATTACTACAAATGATAACAATGTAACAATATTAGGGGGTACTGGAGAAATATACCTTAATACAGAAGAAACAGAACAACCTTTGGTAAGAGGACAAGTATTGGTTGAATTAATGGAAGAACTCATCGATACAATTAATGCACAAATATTCTCAACTCCAGCTGGACCAACTGCAATGGGCCCAAATAATCGTTCTGATTTTAATTCTATAAAATCAAAATTAAATGATTTTCTTTCCACACTTAATTATACGGAGTAAATATTATGTCTTGGGATAAGTTTAAAAACAATATGTTAAGATATATGCAAAGACAAACTATTATTAATGGTGAATCTGTAAATGTATCTAATGAAGTAGAATCCTATGATGATTTTTCAGAATTCTTTACACAACAATATAATCAAGTTGTTTCAACTGGTAAACAAACACTAAATGAAATACCAATTGATAAACCCAAAATAGATGATATGGAAATGCAGATTAAATTAGCTTGTAGAACGGCATTGGGTGTACAAGATGGTAATCATAATTTTATAGATGATATAGGTAATGGTGTATTAGCCTATTGGACAGCAGCAGAATTAATGACTCCAATTCCACCAATTCAAATACCAAAAGGAGCTGTACAAAATATTGAATCAACAAAATCAATATGTACCAATCCTGGTGAATGGAAAAAGATAGGAGAAATATTTCCGGTAGATAATAGTGAAGTTTTTATAGATAGATTAATTAGTAAACTAAAAATACATCTTACAACAATAGAGGGTATATATCAAACAACATCTCTTTACCCAGCTGGTATTGCTTTAGTATCTTTGCCAGGTATAGTAGAATGGAAGGGTTGGACAATACCATAAAATTAAAGTACATATATTTATATTAAGATAAACACAATTGAAAATGAATAACAAACAATTAATAAAAGTAATAAAGACTCTTGTTGAGGTAGAAACTGCCAAACAACAAGAACGTTTTTTATCGAAAACTTTTCCAAAGATATTGGCAGAGGAAGTAAATAAAAGATTAGCAGAGGTGAAGGGAGGTGTAGTCAGCGTTCCCTCTCCGCAAGTAGTTGTAGAGGATGTGGTAGACCCATTTGAACAAGCAGAACTTGCACTTGAGGAACAAAGACAGGCACCAACAAAACAACTTTCAAAAAATCCAATATTGAATGAGGTTTTAAACCAAACACAGCCATTTACAAAAGCACAAAGAGCAGGTGGTGGAACACCAGGTGGTGGTAAATCAGTACTAGATAATCTACCACAACAACAACCAATCCAAGAGAGTATGGATAAAACTATTGAGTTTACTTCTCAAGGAGCTGGAGCTGGAGTTGGAGGATTAAGAACTCAGATGGCTCATAAAATGGGATATGGTGATGTTGCAACAAAACCAAATAAAACAGGACTTGGTGTACGAACAGGATTACCTGGTCTTGATAAAATATTAAATAGAGATAATTCAGAACTTGTAAAAAAGTTTAAAAGATAGGGAGTAAATAGTGGCTTATATTCTTGATAAAAAAATAGTAAAGGATACCAAAGAGTTTAATAACTTTGCGTATGGTATTACTTTGCCTGTACAACGAGGTAATACAGGATATTTTTCTCAGGCATTTAATTCATTTGAACAAGCAAAAAGTAATTTAAAAAATTTACTGATGACAAGAAAGGGAGAAAGAATATTTCAACCAAACTTTGGAACAGGATTACATGAATTATTATTTGAACAACTTACTGATGATTTATCAACTAAGTTAGAACAAACAATAACAAATAGTGTAAATTCTTGGTTACCATATATAAACATTGATTCTATTGATGTTAAGATGACTGATGAAATGAAAGATAAACATAGAGCAGAAATGAGTATATCTTTTACTATCGGTAGTCAATTTGAATCACAAGAAGTAACATTTACATTAGAGGGATAAAATAAATGGCATTAAATTCATCATTTAAAAGTAATAAGGGAAGAGATATAAAATATCTTAATAAGGATTTCTCAAGTTTTAGAGAAAACCTAATTGATTACGCAAAAACATATTTTCCACAAACTTATTCTGATTTTAATGAATCCTCACCAGGTATGATGTTCATAGAAATGGCATCTTATGTTGGTGATGTGTTATCATATTATGTAGATGATTCATTGAAAGAATCAATGATGTTATATGCAGAAGATAAGAAGAATGTATTAGCATTATCAGAATACTTAGGATATAAACCAAAGGTAAGTTCTCCAGCAATAACTAACTTGGCAGTTTACCAAGTAGTTCCATCAACAGGAACAGGTGATGAAATTAAACCAGATTCAAAATATTATCTTAGAATAAAAGAAGGAATGTCTGTAAGAGCAAGTGAAACAGGAACTATTTTCAGAAGTACTGAAATTTTAGATTTTGCAGATTCAACAGATAGAGAGATTAGTGTATATAATTCAAATGAAGGAGCACCTACTCAATATCTTATAAAAAAATATGTAAAGGCAATATCTGCCGAACTGAAAAAAATAACATTTGATTTTGGTAGTGCACCTAAACAGTTTTCTAAGATAGAATTAGGAAATGATAATATAATTGATATTTACGATGTAAGGGATTCTAATGGAAACAAATGGTACAATGTACCTTATCTTGCACAAGAAATGGTTTACGTTGATTATCCAACATCAGATATAACTGATAAAGATTTAGCACAATTTAAAGAACAAGCTTCAAATGTATTAAAGGTAATAAAAACATCTCGTAGATTTACTACAAAGGTAAATGAAAATAATTCTACATCTCTTGTTTTTGGTGGAGGAAACTCAACATCAGGTGATGAAACTCTAATACCAAATTTCAAAAACGTAGGATTGGGATTAAATAATTCAATTGATAGATTAGGAGATTCATTTGACCCTTCTAATTTTTTAAAAACAAAATCATATGGCCAGGCACCAGTTGGTGAATTTACAGTGTCTTATTTAGTAGGTGGTGGTATTGAATCAAATGTTGGAGTTGGTGAATTAGTACAAATTGAAACAATTGATTTTGATGAAGATAGAAATTCATTTACACCAGAAGAAAGAGGTTTATATAGAACAACAATAAATTCAGTAGCCGTTGATAATGAAGAAGCTGCAACTGGTGGTAAAGGTGCAGATACGATAGAAGAAATTAGAGAAAATGCATTAGCAAACTTCGGTTCTCAAAATAGAGCGGTAACAAGAAAAGATTATCAAGTAAGAGCATTATCAATGCCATCTAAATACGGTGCGGTTGCAAAAGCATATTGTGCACCTGATGGAGAATTAGATAATAACTCACCATCATCTATTCTTTCTAATCCTGATTCATTAGAAGAATTTACTAATTTAGTTTTATCATTAAAAGAAACTGAATCAGATAGTGAAATTGATATTAAAGAAAAATTACAAAAGTTTCTTAAAAATAAAAAGAACTCTGTAAACGAAAAAAACAATCCATTTGCTATAAATTTATATTTACTTGGTTATAATCAAGACAAACAATTAAGTAGTTTAAATCGTGGTATAAAAGAAAACCTAAAAACATATTTATCTGAATATAGATTATTAACAGATGGTATTAATATTATAAATGGATTTATTATTAATATCGGAGTAGATTTTGAAATAAGAGTTTATGGTGGATATAATAAAAGAGAAGTATTAACAAGAGTTCAAAATGAATTATCAAATTACTTTGATATTGATAATTGGACTTTTAATATGCCAATAAACATTTCTGAAATAGAATTATTAATTGCAGGAATTGAAGGAGTACAATCTGTACCAAAATGTGAAATTACTAACAAGTGTTTAGGAAACTATTCTTCTAACTCATATAACATACAAGAGGCAACTAAAGGTAAAATGGTTTATCCATCTTTAGACCCTTCTGTATTTGAAGTGAAGTTTCCAAACAAAGATATAAGAGGGAGAGTTGTATAATGTATCATTTCGTAACAGCATCTAAAGATGCAACAATTTATTTACAACAACCAAAACAAAACACAGGATTCGATGAAATACTTGAAGTATCCAAAGTTTATTACGGTAACTTAAAAGATGTATCAAGGTCACTTATTCACTTTAACACAACAGAATTATCTTCTTCTATTGTAAGTGGAGATGTAACAATGAGTTCTGCTGAATTAATTATTCATGAATGTGAATCAATGGAGATACCTACAAATTATTCAATATATGCTTATGCAGTATCACAATCTTGGGATATGGGAATTGGGACACGTTTTGACGAAATATCAACAGAGGGTGTAACTTGGAATAAAAGAAACACCAGTTCATCTTGGTTACCTGGTTCTGCATCTTTGGATAGTTCTGGTTCATATAATGGTAAAGGTGGTATGTGGTATACCGGTTCTTATGCTACACAATCATTTAACTACGAATCAAGTGATATTAATATGAACGTTATTACTCCATTAACTGCTTGGATTAGTGGTTCATTACCAAATAATGGATTTATATTAAAACACGATTCATCATTAGAAAACAATACAACTGATTATGGACAATTAAAATTCTTCTCAAAAGAAACAAATACAATATACCAACCTAAACTAAGAATTGGTTGGGATGATTCTTCATTCTCTACTGGTTCATTAACAGAACTTACATCTGATGATATTAATGTAACTTTTAAAAGATTAAAAAGTATATATAAGCGAGGAAGTAAACCTACAATTAGAGTTTTTGGTAGAGAAAAATATCCTCTTAAAACTTACACCAACGAATATGCTTACACAGATGTATATTATTTACCATCTACAACATATTATCAAATAAAAGATGCAATTACACACGAAGTTGTAGTTCCATTTAGTGATTATACAAAAGTTAGTTGTGATTCAAATGGTAATTACTTTAAATTAAATTTAGATAGTTGGGAAATTAATAGAAACTATTATATTGAAATAAAAACAAATAGAGATGGTGTAATTGAATACTTTATTGATAAAGAATTGACTTTCATTGTTGAAGAATAAATAAATGGGATTACAGGATAGATTTAGAATAGATGAACTTGTTAAGAAAGGTTCAACTGCTATTAGAAAAGATTCTAATGGTAATATTCTTGTGTCTAAAAAAGATGGAAAACAAAAAAAGCCTAAACTATCCTCATCAGTTAAAAGAAAATTTGATAAAACAAAAGAAGATTTAGCAAATCCACAATTAGTTAATCCCAATGAAAACCAAACTGATTTTGCAGGAGAAACAAGTGGTTATGTTGAAAAACCAAAATATAATGAAGATGAATTAAAAAAGGCACTTGATGTAAAGGTTGATGAACTTATAAAAAAGAAAAAACCAAACAAAGGACCTTATATTCTTAAATCAAAATATGATGCAAAATTACTTGAAATAGAAGATTTAAGAAAACAAGTAGCTAAGTGGAGAAAATTATACGAAGAAGAAGTAGGAGTAACTACAAAACTTACTGCAGAACTAGAAGCATTATTAGAACTATTAGATTCAGTTGAAATACAGAGAGCTGCAGCAGAAAATAATTCAACTGCAATAAACACTCGTTATGTATCACTTCTTTCAGATTTTCAGAACTCAATTATAAAAGGAACTAAAGAGGGAATTGAAAGAGTATCTCTTGAAGCTCAAGTAAGAGGTTTACAGGCACAGAAATTAAGTTTACAAGAACAACTTAAATTAAAAGACCAGATAGAAGAAGCTGAAGAAGAATCACAAGCTACAATTGCTGCATTATCTATAACAGGTTTACCAGGAGGATTCGGACAAACTCGTAATTCTGGATGGAAAGTACCTGAAGATGCAGTAAACTCACCATCTGAAATGGCAAGCAATGGTGCAATAATATTTAAATCACAAAGAAAAAGTAGTGGTTGGCCAAATGGTCAAACAATGAATATCTATAATTTAACAGAAGAACCTTTAAATTGGTCATTAACAGTAGCACCAAAAACAGGATATAGTGGAAATCCTGTATTTGCTTTTTCTCAAGCAACAGGAACAATCGCTGCAAGAAGTGGAGAAACTCCTGGTGTTGCAACATTGAGTGCATCAAAAATAAGAAATCTTAGAGGTGGTTCATTTGGTGGTAGAAAAAAATGGTTTACTGATAATTTAAAACTTACAATTGGTGAAGATGTATTTGATATTCCAATTGGATTTTATAGAAAAGTTAAAAACGGCGGTAAAGGTAACTAATGGCAATACAGGATTTTAAAAATATAATTGATAGAAAAGGATACTTGGTAGAAACTGAGGATAGAAAGATATTTGAAAAGGAAATATCTAAATCTAACTTTGGACTAGGGTGTTCTGATATGATTGAATTTATATTATATGATTCAAATGATAACCAACTACCTCAAGGAGATGATGGAAAATTATCAAGATACATTAGTATAGATGATGTAAATATAAAAGATTACTTTATTCTAACAGAAAGTTTAGAAACTACCAAAAAGAATGGAACTTCTGAATTTATAGTTGATATAGAAAAACTTGTAAGAGAGGCAGGATATTCTAATGGTATTTTTAAAACTCAAGTAACCTTATTAAATAGGAGAGCTGGAGTAGATTCTTTAGATGGAAACAATTTATGGATACATGAAATATCACCATCACGAACAGAAATAAGAATATTACCAAATCGTTCAACTAAATTAAATACAGATTTAGAAAAAAGATATTCAAACTTTGTAGATAATCAATCATTTAGAGATGATGTAATTTATTATATTACCGATTATGTTAATAATTTAGATTTTGAAAAAATATTTTCTAATTTTAAAAGTATAAAAGGAAAAATTACTGATGGTGAAAACTATATTAAGTTAATTCAAAAAGAATTTAAAATAGAAAATTTTGAAGTATTCATCAATAGAGTTAGAAGTAAAGTTATTGAATCAATGACTTACTATTCACAAAACAGAAATTGGAAAATATCAGATATAAATTATGGTAAACCAATTAAAGATGAAACAAGTTGTATTACTTTATCAATATCAGAATTACAAAGAGATATTGAGCAGAGTATAATTTCTTGTATTGATTTTTATTTACCTAAAAGAGATGTTCAACAAAATAATATTCTAACAAAGGAACAACAAATAACAATTGATAAACTTAAAACTATTTTAAAAACAACAACATCAGAATCAATATATGATACAACTGAACCTGATGAAATAATAGGAGATGTGTATGGATGTACAGACCCAACTTCTTTAAACTACAATCCAAATGCAAATATAAATGATGGTTCATGTAGATACGAATCAATATCAGGATGTACAGACCCAACTTCTTTAAACTACAATCCATTGGCTACAATAGATGATGGTTCTTGTAAATATGAAGATATATCAAGTGTTAATAAAATATATTATGTTTGGTCATTTGAAGGTACTATTAATTATATAGATGAAAATGGAGTATCTCAATCTAAAGTTGGAGTAGAATATGACTCAATAAAAATAAGAGCTCAAAAAGATAGTATAACATTTGATGGAGATATTCGAGAATATGCAAAAGTAAGACCAATTGAAAATATTTATAAACAATATATAGTAACAAATTTATTTATACAAGATGATTATAAAGGACTAGGTCAAGTGAATCGTGTACAGGTATCATACATGAACGATAGTGATAGATTAGAGATAAGTGAGGAAATGGGACCAGGTGATTCAATTCAATTTTGTGCACAGAAAGATTCGGTTGTACCACCGCTAGGATTCCTTGGTAAAAATATAAAAATAGTTGAACTAGGAGATTGTGGTGCATCCGATATTCCGATTGGTGGTGGAGGTTCTAATCTTGATATAAAATATGATTCAGTTGAGGGTGGACAAGAACTTACAACTGTATATGGTACAGGACCAAATGGAGAAGTTACATCAGAAGAAATACTAATAGATACAAGGATTTTTAGATAATGGCAGAGAAAAACACATATGGAAGAAAGCGTGTTAGGGGAATTTCTACTGATAAGGGATTTACCGATGAAGTTGTTGAAAACAAAGGTATTCCAATTGTATCTGGTGGAGGCACATCTGATAGAGCACTAATAAGTTCGGGAAAAGCTCAAGGTCCTGTTACTACAACTAAAGATGGAACTAAAGTTTCTACATCAGGTGTAATATCTACACCAGGATTAGAATCATATGATTTTCTAAAAACGGCCTATGGTGCAAACTATCAGGCATTAAGAGTAAATATTTCTTCTACTGAAAAAAATGCAAAGATTTGTATAAATGGTATAGAATCCTCTGGTATGGAAGGAAATCCAAATTCAGCAGGTAACACTCCAACTTACGAAATACTTTCAGGACCACAATTACTAACACCTAGAGTATATACTGTAAAGACAAATAACAAAACATCTAAAGATACTTACAAAGTTTATTCAACAAAAGGAACAACAGCTTCAGATATAAAACCACTTGTATTTGATGATTTTGAAGTCATTGGATTAGATGAACAAATAAAAATTGGTAATGGCATTCCACTAGGATTTGATAAAATAGAAGAAGAACTAGTAAAAGCAAATCCTATACTCGGAGAAGTGGTTTATGTTAACTATACCTTTTATGTAGAAAAAAATGGTAAGTTACTAAATATAGAAAGTATAAATAATTTTGGACTTGCGTTCATTGTTGATTTACCATTTACATTTGAAGCTGGTGAAGAAATAATTGAAACTCCTGCAGAAGAATTATACTCAATTAAAATTAGTACTGAGTTAGCTAACGATAATGATATAATCTATACAACTTCTTGGGGTGCTAAAGGAGAACTATTAGAGGAAGATGATTTACTACTTAAATATCAACCGAGTGTTAAGGGAGAAATTCCATATGTAGATTTTTTTAGTAATGGTATATCTCAAACAACACATGATATAACTTACTCTGTAATAGAACCAACTAATCGTTCACCTAAGACAAACAAATGTTTAGATAAGAGAGTTGAACTTCAGCTCGGAGAAACATCTGTTTCTATTAAAACTTCTAAAATAACTGTAATAAGTGCTCCATCTAAACCATCACTAGTTGTTGATTTAACAAATGTAGAAATTAACATATCATCAAAAGAGGATGTAAAGATACCATACAGAAGTAGTAATGCAGATGAAGTAATTTATACTTTAGGTAAAACAACAAGAAGTTTATCAAAAAGTGGTAGTTTATTATTAACAAAATCTGATTTTTATAATGGAGTAGGTAATTATACAATATACTTACAACCAGTTTCAAAATCAAATGGTAGTGGTGATTCGATAAGAATAAATGTTAATGTTATTAATAAAGAATATTTACCTGGTCCTGATATTACTATTATAAATTTCCCAAATACAATTAAGGGAGCTGATTTTCAAGGATATAATGTTCCATTTGAAATTAGTTGGCAATCCGTAAATACAAATTACATTGAAATATATGCTGGTGGAAAGATAGAAAAAAATCAATATTTAGGAAAGTTTGGACCAACTACTAAAGCAAACTTTATTGTAGAAGATGTTCTTAAGAAAATGTACGCATCTTCTACTAAATCAAAAGGTTATAGAGATATTGAAGAAATACAACTTTCACTTTTACCATATAACTTAGAAGGAGATTCTGTTACACTTGGTAGACATGAGAAAATAAATATAATATTTGATAAAGGAGATTTAACACTT